TCACGCAGAGACCAACCGGTCAAGCGGATCAGTGCACATGCCAAGGTCCTTGGCGGCTTCCATGAGTTCCTTGAGCGGGTAGACGTTGACCTGGGTTTCGTACCCATCGGTCGTCACACGGTCCTGCTTGCCTACCAAGATACCCCGGGCGTTGCAGAGCTTACGAGCGCGAGCGGAGAGCCGCGTCTTGTCCGGCATCGTTCCGTACTGGTGGTTCAGCGCGAAGAACTCGTTGATGGTCAGCGTCTCTAGGTGCTCGGCGACGGTCACGCGGTCCTTCTGCCCCTGCTCCCAAACCTCGGCCCAGGCCCGTGCGGCGTCGGCGGGGTTCGCGAAGTTCGGAAGGGCCGACTTCCCGGTGTCGCTGAGTTCCAGGTGTCCCTTCTGGTAGGCGTTGAACACCTTGATGACCTCGGCGCGAACCTCAGCGGCCTTGGGGACGCGGGAGAGGATGGCGACCAGGAGGGCCTGATCCTTGTTCAGGTGGTACACCCAGGAGGGCCGACCACGCTTTCCTGAATTTGCGTTAGAGGAACGCAAAATCCCATAGGTCTCCAGTTCCTCCTTGTTGGGCACGATCAGGTTTGAGCGGATGTCCCGTGGTCGGCTCATCCCCAGGGCCTCTGCGAGGTCCGTGTCCAGGATGCGCGGTTCGTCGTTGTTGATGATGAGTTTCAGCATATTACCACCCCAGGTGTTCGCTCGGCAGGTAGACCTGCACTTGGTTTCGGATTTCATTCAGCGGTCCACGGGTCAGCGTGTTGACCGATGCGCGGAGGAAGTAGCGCCAGCCTGAACCGGTCGCCGGGATTGCCCGGTGGTAGTCATGGGCCGCGAACTCGTAGAGCTTTCCGCTCTCGACACGCTTGGCCTTCGTCATTCCGGCCTTGAGGAAGGCGTCAATCGAGCGGCTATGGAAGCCCCATGTATTGATCTCGCCCTCCGGGACTTTGAGGTCCAAGATAGATTTCTGGTACAGGTCGTCCTCGTCCAGGAACTCCGTCACAGACCCCGTCCCCGCATCGACCACCAGGAGGTAATGCCGGATGTTGTCGATGATGCTCTTCCTGGAGAAGTCAGTCTGGCCATCCTGGCCCCTCGGGATCGCATCGCAGTGCCATCCGCCAATCGCCGGGAGCATCCCGGGCATGAGCATGTGGACGCGGGTGTCGATGACGACTGCGGAGTTATGTCCGAAAGCGGCCATGGAGTTCATAAGGAAGTCAACGGCCCCTCGGGTGATGGCCCCGCCGTTGTCCATGGCGAACTGAGGGGAAGCCGAGAATAACATGGTCTCGGCCTTTATCTGGTCGGCGGTCGCGGAGAAACGGAAGCGTTCATTCTGCTTGAGCATGTTCAAATCTCACAGGTTTGCGGCTTGAAATGCCGTGGCAAATCAATCAAATACCGCTGGTTGACACTAAGAAAGGGATTGGAATGCGCGTTGCACTCATAGCCGCCCTAGCGGCTCTCGCCGGATGCTCCGGGACTGGTACCGGGAACTCGGCGGGGATCACCTACACAATGGTAGGAAACCTCAACATTACGTCCACGGCTCAGGCCGCAGACAAGCATTGCGCCAAGTATGGCAAGGTCGCCCAACTCGATAAGGCGGGAGACCTCATGGCTTACTTCAAGTGCGTTACGCCCTAGGAGCGAGCTTTGGAACACCGACTGACCTTGGTTACCATACTCCTTGCGGTAAGCGTCATTTTCAACGCGTACCAGTGGAGAGCAACCAGCGAACTGCGCGAGTTGGCCCGACAGGCCTGTCAGAATAACATGGCAGACATATCTGGGTGCGCCAGATACGGACTGGACTAAGCATCCATCAGGGCCTTAGCGGCCATGTCGAGGTCCTTAGGGGCCAAATGGGAATACCGCATCGTCGTCATGATGTTGCGGTGTCCCATCCACTGCATGACCTGGGGCAGCGGGACACCCTTAGACACCAAGCGACTAGCGCAAGTGTGCCGAAGCATGTGAGGGACGAACTCGTCGTCCTCCAGGAGGCCCATATGTTCCCGGAAGCGGTTCCAGTGACCACGGAAGGTGTCCCTAGGCACCCCTGAGAACGGCGTGTCCAGGTCGGACAGCTTACACGCGAGTTTCCAGGCGTCCTCAGCGGGTCCCACGAGAGGAACCAAGCGGGTCTTACTGGTCTTGGTGACCGTGTAGTGGAACGTCACCCGCCCATCACTGACGCGGTCCCTTGAGAGCGTGTAAACCTCGCCGAGACGGCATCCGGTGTACAGGAGGAACTTTACGATAGCCCCAGACATGCGCAGTCCCATATGGTCGAAGAACTGAAACATCTTCGCCTCTTCGACGCGGGACAGGACGCGCTCCCTCCCCTCGTTCTCCTTGAGGAAATCGAAGGTAGGCTTGCGGCATAACTCCAGCTTCTCCCCGTGCTTGAGGAGCTTGGAGAGAACCGATAGGCGGCGGTTGATCGTCGCGTTGGACACACCCGTGCTCTTCATCTTCGAGACCATCTCGATGACGAAAGCAGAACTGATCTCGCTTAGGGGTTTCCCGGCTGGAATGAACTGGTCGAGGGCGTCGAGGCCATACCGGGTTGCTTGAGGGGCCTTGTTGTCGCCCCAGATGAAGTCGAAATGAGTTTCGTGGAACTTCTTGAAGGTGACAGCCCCCGCTTCGGGGAGGCCTAACTCGACCGATCGCTCATAGGCGACGGCTTCTTCCAGGGTGTCGAACGTCGGACGTTTGCGGACACCGTCGATGATTACGTCAGCTTGGAACTTCTTCCCTCGCGGTCGAGCCATTGATCTCTCCTAATACTGTGTCGAGGAAGGCCTTGCCCTTCGCGTTTAGCACAAGCTCACGTCGGCGGCGGTCCTCGGGGTTCATTCTGATTGTCACCATCTGGTGAGCGCCGGTCATGTCCTTGCCGCCGTCAGCCCAATAGTAAACGTTGCGTGATGCGGTCCCTGAGAGGAGACCGATAGAGCGTTCAAGGTCCTGGACGGATATGTCCTTACGATCCTCGTTAGCCGCAGCGATCTCCAAGAGGGTCAGCATCGTGGACACCTGCATCTTGGTGTCGAACTGATTGAAGCGCTTCAACGCCCGGATCAGTGAATGGAGTTTTGCCCGTTCTGCGTTCATGATTATCTCTCCTAACGTAGAGTTGTCAAAATAGACGTTAACCACGAAAGCGTCAATGAGAACGGACAGGGAACATCCCTAGTCTTCCACTACCTGGAAATCCTCAGCGTCAGCAATCGTGTTGTGTCGGAGGTAGGTGTGTCCAATTTCACAGGCCTCCCAATGATCCTCCGCGTCGGCCAGGACGGCCACGATTTTCTCTCCAGCATGGTTGTAGAACTCGATTTTCATTTTATCGTTTGCTTTCCATCGGTTAGCTAAGGAAGGCTCCCCTACCCTAGCCGGTTCCAAGACCGCGAGAACTCCCTCCCCAACTAAAACCCATGAGTTCTTAGGGGCACTACGTCGTATGCTCGCAATCATATAAATCACAGGCTCGAAATGGTGGAAGTAGGTGACTACAAGTTAACCACCATTTCAAGCTTATTCTTCGTTAACGTGGCGAATATGTCACGAAACAAAGCGTGAACCAGCGACTACCCACTCTCCGGTGAGTCGTTCCCGAAATAGCCGCAGCGTCGTTCCGTAGGTCGCTGGAGGGAACTGACGCAACTGGTCGTTAAGGAATTCGTCAGCCGCATGGGGCGTCATGAACTCTTCATGGATGCGGATCACTTCGGGTTCTCCAGGGTGACGATGCCGGTGTACTTGCGGATGCGGCGAGCAACAGGCCCGGCCAGCGCCGTGTACATGTGGCCTGGGGCGTGAGGCCCATTGCCGCGATGCAGAACGATGCCACGATAATTGTCATGCATCAGCATGATTGCCCCGTCCATGGGATCAATCATGATCGCCGGGAAGCTCGAAGCTTCTACGATTTCTTCGGGGGTGATGGTGGAGGTTACAGCCATTGAAGTTCTCGGTTATCTGGAGGGTTTCATTGGGGTTCGGTATAGGAGCGCTTTTTCCACAAGGGACCTTCGGCGAGCCTTCCATTCCCGGTATGCTTTGAGGGCCGCGAAGGGCACCACCGGTCCGCTAAGGACCGGCTTGTCGGTGTCGTGCTTGACGATGGCCCGGAAGATCGGAGGGAGCACCATGCTAGAAGGCCGATGCCGCTGGCGATCCGTAGACGTCGCTGATTTCGTCCAGGAAGTTCGAACGAGTGACGCCGTAGGCATTGAGGACTGCTGCTGCTACCTCAGGGTAGAGCTTCACCAGCTCCTCCATAGAGTCACCGGAGCGGTTCTCAGGCGACCGAATGTAGCTGTTGGGATCATCCCAGGGATCATAAAGGTCGTCGTCCCCATAGCTGCCCCGGTGAAACCCGTAGCCGAACCCGCCATAGCGGCTCTCGACAACGGACGGGTCCCGCTCGATGACAAGCTTGGAGAAATCGGCCTTCACCAAGAGGTCCCGGAGGGCGATGAGGAACCGGACGTTCTGGCTCTCACTCCTCCCGTGTTGGCTAAAGTAGCCCACGGATATGTTGGTGCACTCGGGGACTAGGCTGGAATACTCGTTGGTATCCGTATAGACCCCGCCGTCGTCTGGCGCATACTCGGAGTCAAACCCCGCCGCCTCAGAGATCGCCAGGGCGAACGAGTTGGCGAAGGCATCCGACGCGGTGCGTCGTCCCATCTGGTGCGTGACCACGCTCTTGTAACCCATGCGGTCGAAGGCGATGGCCGCATCGATCCCTTTGAAGAAATCCGGGTTGCCCTTGGCGAGCTTCCCCGATCCGATGCAGCCGCTCTCTTCCGCATCATGGATGACGTAGACCCCCGGCACCCCGGCCTTGACCATTTCAGTCATCATCCAGATACCGGCGGTATCGTCCGCACCCAGGCAGTTCGATCCGTTCGCCTTGGCATGGCGCGAGAGTTCGAGGAACTCGCCGTCATAGTGCAACGATTGGATGCCTTCGTCGTGGTGCACGGTGTCCACATGGGAGGACCACAGGATATTCGGCGCGTCACCCACGGTTACCACGAGGTTCCCGAATTGGTCCCGCTGGAACCCGAGCGGCGTCAGGTATACGTCCACAAACATCTGTTCGGTGATACTCCCTGACGGGCGCATGTAACTGAACATCTTGATGATGTTCTTTTCGTCAGTCGTTCGCTTGCCCATGGCTAAGCCTTTCACGATATGAGGGAGGGTGGTGCGGCGCTGTTACGCCGCTACCTGTTCTTCGGAGGTTTCTTCGAGGGGTTCGAGGCCAGCGAGGGCGCGGACTTCGGGGTTGTTGAGGTCATAGTGATCCAGCGCGATGGTCATGCCGTTGTCGCAGGAGACCACTTCGTCTTTGGGGTAACGGCCATCGGTCAGGTCACAGGTTTTCCCGTGCTGGAAGAATGCGTGTTCCTCCCAGAGGTCCCCGTCTGCCATCACGACGTAGTCAAAGTAATCATCGGGGAGGTACCGGAAGGAATACGCATCGTAGAAGAAGCGGTTACCGTAGATACTGGTCCGGGCGATGGTCGAGCGAGCAATCGGGTAATCCGGGTGCGTCTCGCGGTGCAGGTTGTCCCGGTGGAAATACTCCTCGGCGATGACGTCGAAGAAGAAGTAATCGCGGAGAGCGTCCGGGCCTACGTCGCCGTAGCCGTCCACGTAGGTCAGATCGTCTTCTTCGTCGTACAACTCCCCGGTATAGGAGCAGGTGTAACCCGCGTTGGCCGAGAGGCCGTTGGTGTTACGGCAACCAATGCGACCGTGATATGACGTCACCAGAAACTCGCCGTCGTCGTTTGCATACGCGCAGAAGTCGAGGTATGGCGCGACGAAGCCCTTGCGGTACTCAATGCGCTGGAGGCGCGAGCCGACGAAGTCATCTTCGGACCCATCGGAGTACCCCGCCGCTTCAAGGGCGAGCCGCATCCGGCGGAAGTCCCCGTAGAACTTCGGGTAGTAGAGCTTCTTATCCGGCCACACGAGGCACCGGGCAGCGGCATCGTCGGTGTCGCCGATGTAGGCAATACCCAGATCAGGACCGGCATAGACACGCGCCGGGTGGCACGGGCCGGACCAGCCGCCATCGCCGAAGTGCATACAAGAGCCAAGGTAAGCCCCACGGTATACCGTCTCGATCTCGTCAGCATCCTGGGTGACACGGAGTTCCGGCGGCATGGTCTGGGTTGCCCAGAGGACCCCGAAGTCATTGATCTCTTCGGGCTTGAGGATGTCCGAGAAGAACTTGTTGAGGTAGCGCGAGGGCTTGATCGGGGTGCGGATACCGCGAGCACGCTTTTCGGCGTTCTGGTAGTAGGTCACATAGCCGGGATGTTGCGCGGATGGCTGGACCATGTGCTCAACGTGGCGCAGCCAGTTGTTCCGCCAGAAGTCATAGTTGGCCCACGGGTGACCATGCGGGTCCTGGTGGTAATACGGCGCAGAGGTAGACACCGGGGTCAGGATGATGTGCAGCCGTGCGGTTTCAGCGTAGTACCGCGTGATGCTCTCGCGGTTGAGCGGCGTGTTCGGGCACATGGAGAACTGCCCTGTGCTCGGTCGATACAGGTAGGCGATGGTATTCCCTTGGTGGTCCTTGTCGAGGAACAAGGAGGGATCAGCGCGACCGAGATCGGTCATGGTCAGGTGGTCATCGTCTTCGTTAACGTAGACAATGCCTTCCGGCAAAGCGGGACGAACGCGCTTCACGGGTTCCCTGGCGCACGGCTCGGCGTCGATCATCGGTACAGGAACGCCCTTCGGAAGCTTCTGGAAATCAGGGTAACGGATGCGTCCCGTGTCGGTGAAGTAGGATGCAGGGCGCGATCCATACAGGAGGCGAGCGGTGTCCATGAGGCTCCGCGCGGTAAGCCCGAGGTTGGGGCTGTCAAGGTCGAGGGTTTCGATGTCGATGAAGTCTCTGATGTTCGGCATTGTCGTGTTCCTTCGTGGAATAGCGTTGAATTTGGAATGACTGCGATATCGTAGGGATTAGGGCGCAGTTACGCCCTGGACCAGGATCAACTCCGCGAACTCGCGGGGATCAGAAGGGTACTCGGGTCCGTTGGATCCCCATTGGATTACCTCGAGGAACCTTGGCGCGAACTCCCAATCATAGGGGATACACTCTTCGCGCTCATCTTCGGACATACAGTCCCAGACCTTGAGCATCATGTCGGACAGATAGATGGCATGGTGGCGCATCGTGACCGTGCCGAGATCGGCAAAGGCCTTGTGCAAGGTGGAGAATTGGCGCTCCTCCAGCATGGCTTCCCACAGGCAAGCTACCGCTTCCATGTGGAGCATCGAGTATTTCGCAAGGCGCATGATGGGTTCCCCTACAGTTGGATCAGGACCGCCGCGAAGACGGCGAGGAGCACGATGCCCCCGAGATTGAAATGGTCAGCCTTCGGGATCACGTTTCGACCCCGCAAGCCTTGAGGAAGCGATCAGTTCATAGTCCTTGCGTGTCATGGCGCAGATACTCCGTTTTCGTAGGCATTTGGACACAGTTCTCCCACGAGGGACCACCCAGAGGGCACCCCGCCGAGCGGTATAGGAGCATCGATCTCCTGAACAAACTTGCATTCGCAGTCGATGGCGGCGGGAAGCTGCGCCAGATAGTTGTAGGCGTTCCCAAAGTTGTTGAAGGGTCCGAAATACTTCGTCTCGCAACGAAGCGCACCCTTCGGCTGATAGATGACAAGATACTTAGTCACTTGTTCGATCCTTGGTTGATTAGTTTAACGGGCAACACCTTGCGACGGCCATTGATCCGGTGGGACCGCGTTCCCTCTCAAGCGAGGGTCGCTGGCTGGTCCAGTGGTCCATCCGATAGCGGCTTGCCGAGCCTCGATGCTAGCGGTTTCGAAAGGACGCGGTGACGGTCGGTGTTGCCTTTAAGCTAATCGTCATGGGGTCTATTCCCCTTATCCGACCCTTGCGGGTTGCCGTGGCCTCACGACACTTAGCGGCTGGTACGCCTAGAACGAGACGGGAACCTATTTTTAAGCCGGTTCCATGCCGGGCAGTCTTAGAAAGGCCGACTGCCAAGCCTAAGCTAGTCCTACCGCGCCTTCACCTATTGACGATCCCTTGCCGTACTCACGGTTTACTAGCTGGAACTTTCGGGGATGACGCCACCCTTTACGTGACGCCCTCCCCTACTTTGCTTCACGGGTTTGGACACCGTGACCGTTCCCTGTTTTCCGCCGCTTTCGCTACATGGGACCGCGTTCAATGGGACGCGGGTTTACAGACGTTTCGTTCCGGCCTGTGAGCGGATTTTACGGATTTCTTGTGCCGTGGTTTTCCCACTAGGGGCCGCTTGTCAGGCCCCGCACCGTCAATCCTCCAGCAATGTCAAAGAACACAGGAGGCTTCCACTCCTGACCGCTTTGGTTCCCCGTAAGGCTCAACCGCCGCTCTTCAATGTGTCTTCAATCTAGTTCTCTTCGTTATCGTAGTCAATCCCCTTTCGTAACTTTCTTGCCGTCGTTTTGTTTCCTGCCGTGTCCGTCAGTGTCCGTCTCTTCTAGCCGTGGCGTAGAGTGCTTAGGAACCAATTGGACCGGTGGAATAACAGCACGTTACCCGTGGGACCGTCTAGCGATGTAGAAGAACCCAGAGGCCCGGAGGCCCCTGCCCGGTGACCGTTTCGATCACCGTGACTAAACATTGGCATAGTTTCGTTATCGTCGTCAATACGCTTTCGTAGGAATTTTTTATGCGCCGGATGGCGCGGGAGGCCGGTATAGGTGCCCATTGTGATCCGGAGAACACGCGCCGTGCGCCCGTGCTATATATGGGCAAGCCCGGAGTTAACCGAGAGTGTTACAGTCTGTTACATTTCGTGATCGGTGGTGACAGGCTTCCGGTGCCCTCAAGGTGCACCCTAGGTGGAAAAATGTGGGAAGGGACACGCGCAAGCTTAGGGTCACGCGTAAACCATTGGGAAACCTAGGGTTTACCCCTCATTCCCTGCCCTTATCCGATACTATATCTAGCGGTGAGCCTAATGAAATCAAGGGCTTAGTGCCGGGCAGTGCCAGCAACCGTGCCGTATAGGGCATTCTAGGTTGCACCGGGTACCCCCACGGGGGGATTTGCGGTTGCACCATATAACGTATATCGAAACAGACTTTTTGAGAAAAAGGTCGCCGAGGGTCCCCTGTGGAAACAATCCATTCTCCGTGACTCCGTCGAGGCCACACAGCGCGATGGGGAGAGTGTCGGCTATGGTGGTAGCCGGGAGCACTCCAAGGCCCTCCAGGGGCCTCTATGGCGATCCCTATCTTCCAACATCCAACCAAGATGGGGGAGAGTATGAGGAGTATGCCCCTGGGAGGACACTTAGAGTGAACTCGGAGGGAACTGATAGAGAACTGTCAGTGTCCTCTAGGGGTATACTTCTACTTATAACCTATTAAAGACTAAGAGATAACTAAGGATGTCTTAGAGATATCTCTAGGTTATATAGGGTAGCATAGATGAAGAGTAGAAGTCAATCCTCCTACTCTTCACTTTTGCTGTCTTATACTAGGCCGGTCTTCCCGCCCCATGTCAGTCGGTGTCCCCCGAAGACCTTGTTGAGTGGGCTTTGGTGGAGCTTGGCGATCTCGGCCCTCATGGCTTCGTCGTGGACCCTGGCGGCTGTCTTAGCGCCGTCCTGGTTCATCTTCTCAACGAAGTGACCCACGAGCATCGCCAGGGCGTCCAGGCGGTCATCGTGGCGTAGGGCGTCCTTCGTCCGGCAGATATGGGTCATCTGGTGGAAGAGGCTCTTGTGCTGTCGAACCAACGTCTCGTACTGCTGGATGTTCTGGTGGTCCTCCTCGATAACCGCAGGGTCAACGATGAGGCGGTGCTGAGACACCACAGGCTCCAGGACGTCGAGGATGCGCTGTTCCTTCATGGTGTTCGAGCGGACCTCAACGATCTCGCAGAACACCCAATGCTTGAGAAGGACCGGCTCCAGGAGCTTGGCGAACATGCCGTCACCGAAGTTGCTTTCGATGACCAAGGTCTGCACCTTGTACTTCTTGGCGATCTTCACCAGGGCATCCAATGTCTCCGTCTCGTAGCCGCCTTGGAAACCTCCGGCCTTGGGGACCCAGATGTTCGAGGCGAGCATGAAGCCCACGGCATAGCCGGTCTCGTCCTTGCCTCGGCCCGATGGGTCGATGGACATGACGCGGTGCTGGTAGTCCTCGAACTGCGAGGAGTGTCCTGCGGCTGCGAAGTAGCGGTCACCGGCCATCCCGTAGGTCGGGAGGTCCTTGAGGTACCTGTCGGGGTTCGGGAGCCAATGGACGTCATACGGGGCCTTCTGGGGCGGAACCGGCATGACCACGAGGTTCTTGAGCTTGAGCGGGTAGCGCTCCTCGTCGGAGAGCTTGGTGTTGAGCATGAACTGGAGCTGATAGCCAGCAGCACCATACTCGGCACGGCGCTCCAGGAGTTCCGCGCTGTCGAAGCGCTCAGGGTCCACAGGGGAACCGTGCTTCCCGGCGGCGTACATCGCCTCGACAAAGGGAGCGAGGCTGTCACCGTAACCAGGCCTTTCGTCCTTCGTGGGCACCTGGGCTGGCCAGATGCGCGTCGTGAAGGTCTCAGGCAGCTTGTTGTAGATGCTGTCCTCGGTCTGCGGGGTCCCGAGGTAGATGATGCGAGCGTGGGCCAGCGGCTTCAAGATAGCCGAGTATTCCTTGGTCTTCTCGACCAGGAGGTCTCGCGCTGCAACCGTCATGGAGTTGTTCATGACCTCGACGTCGTCGGAGACGATGATGTCGGCACGACCACCGGTAAGCTGGCTGTCGATGCCCTTGGCGAACACCGAGGGTGTCTGGTCAGGCTCGGCGGGGCCGACGTCGAACTCGACACGCGAGGAACGCTGGTCCGACCGGGGCTTCAAGTGGTGAAGCTCGGGAATGAGGTTGATGAGCTGGAGCGTGAAGGTAACGAAGTTGTCGGCTCGGTTCTTCGAGGCCGAGACAACCATGATCTTCATCTGCGGATTGCAGTAGAGCACCCAGAGGACGAAGGCCGACGTGATGAACGACTTCCCGATGCCTCGGAAAGCCTCAATGCAAATCTTGTTCGGCCCCGTCTGGAGGAACCGGGCGATGTCGTACTGGGCTGCGGTTGGGTTCGGAAGGTTGATGTACTTCCAGACGAGCCACATGAACTTCCTGAAATCGGAGCGCAGCGGATCGGCCTCAACACCGGCGGTGGAGGACTTGAGGGCGTCTTTGTAGGTCAAGGGGAAACTGAGGGTGAAGAAGGGCGACGAGGGGAACCGATAGGTCCCCCACGAGGCTTAATGTGACCGAGCTTCGTCTTCGTCGTAGAAGGTCGGGAACTGGGATGCCAGCGAGGCAACGGCGGCGTTCTTATCCGCTCGCGCTTCGATGCTGTTGTCCTTGAGGAACTTGATGGCATTCGAGATGTCAGCGGCAGTCGCAGTGCCATCCTTGATGCGGTTCAGGAGTTCCTCGGCTACGACGCCGTGGAGTCGAGCCATGATGTCTAGAGATGCGGCGCTCATGGGTTACCCGAGGATCAACTGGGTGATGCGTTCCTTGAACAGCATGAATGCGGTACCCGCGACGGCGATAGCGCCGGAGTACCAGTTGAGCTTGAAGCGCAGGTGATCGACGTCCTTGCGGAGACCGTCGTAGTCTTCACGGAGACGCTCCTGGTTGATCAGGAGGGCGTCCTGCTTGCCTTCAATGCGCCCGAGGGAGCGCTGTACTTCGTTGAGGAGATTGCTTTCCATTTCATTCTTCGAGTTGGGAAAGAGGGTCCACTAGGGACCCTTAGAGGTCTGCCGCCCAAAGCCACATGGTGTCGATCTCGGTGTCCGAGAGACCCACGAGCGGGGCGAAGTATGCGATGAGCGGATCGGTGCGCCAGAAGGTTTCTGAGCGCCGGATGTCCACCGAGAGGGTCAAGCGTTCGACCGGGTCCTCGATCTGGTTTACGAGGGCCAGGACGGTTTCCTCGGTGACACCCATGAGGGCGGCGGCTTTCCAGAACTTCTTCGCGGTGAGAGCGGGGAACTCCTGGGGTCCGGGTTCCGGCTCGACCCAGGGAGTTGTTGCGCCCCTTGCTGCTTCGAAGAGAAGCCTTCCGTTCTCCTCAACGTCGTCTGACGTGGCAGTGAATGGTATCCACCCGAAGACAGGGTGTTCGATCTCCATGTCGATAGATGTTGGAGATGAATAGGCAGCGTTTCGGTATTCCATTTATGCGATCCTCAGGAACAGTGTAAGAGATATGGCTCCGGAGGCGCTCTTGACCCTGCCCATACACCGCCAAGTTCCAGAAGGGGCGTCAGTGTCAAGTGAGACGGTACCACCCGCCATGCCAGAGAAACGAAGATTACTACCTGCGTAGCTGGTTCCCTGAACGAAGTTGATACTGTAGCTATAGGCCGACAGCATAGCGTAGGACCCGACACCACCGGCTGTAGCGCCAACTTGAGCCGCTACAGCACCAGCGGCGAAGTTTGAAATGTCGGTGTAAGAGTGCCCGTGCGCTGCTGCTGCTTTGCCGTTAAACTGCGTCTGTATTGATGACGTCACGCCGTCAAGGTAGCCGATTTCTGTGGCCGTCACGCCACCAATTGCGGTCGTCTCCGGGAGCGTTACCGTTCCGGTGAACGTCGGGCTGTCGAGGTCGGCCTTGGTGGACATGTCGATCCCGGCGAGGGCTGCATCTACTTCCGCCTTGGTGTAGATGTTGGACGGGTCCAGGACACCCGCATAGCTCGCGGCTTCCGCTGCCGACGCTGCGGCCTCAGAGGCCTTGGTGGTAGCCGTCGAGGCACTTCCCGCTGCACTCGTAGCACTCGCGGAAGCCTCGGAGGCCTTCGTGGTTGCCGTCAATGCGGACATGGACGCGGAGGACGCGGAGGTCCCTGCGGAGTCTTCGGCGGTCTCGGCTGCGTTCTTCGCCACAATGGCGGCGTCCCGAGCGGCCTCAGAGAGAACCTTGGCGTCTTCCGATGCGTTCTTACTCGCCAGGGACGCCGCTGCGGAGGCTGCTGCGTTCGCTTCCGACGTGCTGGCCTGGGAGGCCTTGGTGGTCGCCGTTGTGGCGCTGGTGGCCGCGCTGGTGGCCGAGGACGACGCCTCGGTGGCCTTGGTGACTGCGGTCACCTTGGATGCCTCGGAAGCCACTGCGGAGGCAGATGCCTCAGCGGCCTTCAATACCGCGGTGTCTTTCGATGCCAGGGCAGATGCAGCACTAGCCGCCGCGTCGTTCGCCTTCCCGGTGGCCTCGGAGGCCTTAAGGATCGACGTGTCGCGAGCGCTCTCCGAGCCGGTCTTGGCAAGGATCGCGGCATCCCGAGCGGCCTCGGCGGCAGCTTTGGCGACACCGGCATCGACACCCGAGTTGAACTGAGTGGTCACCCAGGTCTTGTTAGCGGCGTCGTTCGGATTGACCGGAGCGGCGACATTGGTGACCCGGAGGTTATCCATGTCCCACTGCCCGAGCGCGTCCTTGTTCAGCGAGACGTCCTCAAGCTCCTGGGAGATGAAGAGCGACTGGATGAACGAGAGGTTCAGGTCATTCGCGATGAGAACCGAGCCGTCCGAGTAGACGTTCATCGGTTCATCGGAGGGGGTCTTTCGGTAGATGAAGAGGGTTCCCACGGGTGACGGGGTGATCTGGACCATGTAGGTAGATAGGAATGAAAGGGCGACTGGCACCCCTTCAACCTGGGCATAGACGTGCGACCGAGACAGGTAGTCGAACGGTAGGAGGAAGTCAGTCTGGCCCCCGGTAAGCCCGGGGGTCACAACGCTTGTTGCCATAGTTATCTCTTGATCGAGAAGGCAGCATCAAGGGGCGAACCCTTGGTCTGCTGAATAGAAGCCCCGAGGTCCTTGGCGGCATCCTCGGTTACGGCAAGCGGGTTTGGTGCGGTGATCGGCGAGCCGTAGCGGCCGTCCTGGAAGACACTCGGGGTGACCACGAGGGTATCCGCAAGCTGGTCCTTCGTCTGCTTCTTGAAGTAGGCGAAGACAGCGTTCCAAACCTTGGCCCGGGCGTCGGGCGTGAGGTTGTCGTAGTTCCCATCGGAGATCAGGCGGTCCATTGCGGACTTGAAGTTCTCGCCCTTCTTGATCAACACCTTGCCGATGTCGATCTTGTCGCCTTGGGAACTCGTGGATACAAGCGTGTCCTTGGGTACCTGACCCCTGTAGAGGAGGTCGCGGTATGCGTCCCAACCGTTCTTCCCGTCGATGGTCTCCAGGTCCGTGAGGGACGGCATGTTCCCAGAGGAGAACGCACCGCCGACATCGATCCCCATGCTCTTCCAGAACGACTTGTCGAAGACCGCATCGGGACGCGGAGGGACAAGGGCGAGACCGCCTGTCTGGTTCAGGAAGATGAACTCCTTGTGGATCGGGCTGTCGTTGTGGAGACGCTTCATGTTGAGCGGATCGAAGCCGCGACCGAAGCCGTGGACGATAGGCTCGCCGATGAAGTCCAGGCGCTTGTAGCCCACCGGGAACCCGGAGGCTGCTGCATAGGCTGAGAAGAAGTCGTATCCTTCGTACTGGTCGAAGTTCGTGTTCTTCGCGGCCATCTTGAGCGGACCCGGGGTGAACTGGGAGGCGTACTTCTGGGCGTACCGCAGGAGCGGACCAGCGTTGCCCTCCGAGAGCGCCTCATCGAACGCCGTGGCGATGTCGAAGACGCCCTGAGCGGCAGCGCTGTCTTGGAACAGGGTCATGCTGGTGAACGCGAGGGCCTGTCCGTATCGAGCGAGGGCCTCGGTGGCTCCACTCTCAGGGGCATAGTTCCCGCCCTGCATGTTAAGCTGGTTCTCGATCTCGAGATCGCGCATCATCCCCGCCAACATGAGCGGAGACGAGAACGGCAGGAGGCGGCTGAGGTCAACCGAGACGTCCCCGATGATGATCGAGTTCGGCGGGTATTCCTCGAAGGAACGCTTGCGAGCATCCCAACGCTTCAAGCCGGACGCACCAGTGAACTCGACCTTGTCACTCATTGCGACGGCGCTGAGCGCTGAGGCAGTGAAGGAGAGGCCGAGGCGGCTGCGACCGATGGCGCGGGTCTGAGCGCGGACACCGTTGGCACCCGTGAAGTCGTCCAGGGTCTTGAGGACCTTGGGGACACGCTTGAGCCACTGGAAGCGGTTCTGCTCAGACATCATGCGGAGCATCTTGGGGACACCCGGAGGCACGAGGTACTGCGAGGCGTCTGAGCCGATGTTGACCAGGGTTCGGAAGAACGGGATCGCCGAGCGAGCCAGGAGTCCCGTGACGTCGTCCCGGTGGCGGAAGTTGTCCACCTGTTGCGCGAGGCTCCCGGTCCAATAGCGAGTATCGAACGCGGCTTGCCACGAGGTCTTAGAGACGTCGTTGCGATAGAAGGCGTTCACGAGAGCACCAGTCTCATCGAACTGCTTGGCGGCGAAGGCCTTGGCCGACTGCTTGGCAGCTACCCTTCCCTGCCCTGACTTCAAGGCAAGCTCCAGGCCGTCCGCGTAAGCGAGGCCGTAGGCTCGGGTGGACTTCCAGAACTCCGAGGATGCCAGCGAGACGTCCGTTGCGAACTTGAACAGTCGCAGCATCAGGTGACGCAGGGGCTTATCGGAGAGGTTGGCGTAGTCCAGGATGCCGGAGTGTGCGCCTTCCATCAGGTCGGCGTCATCCAGGACACCCTTGCCCTTGACGAAGGTCTTCCAGGCTATGCCCTTGGCGGTCTTGAAGGCCGATGCGTAACCGGCGTACTCGGCTCCAGCCCTGGCGAGGTTTCGCTTACCCAGGCCGTGCTCGATGAACGGAAGCAGCATGTTGTTCAGGGTGTTGGAGATGACTTCCAGGCCGGTCGTGGAGAACTGCCCGAGGAGCGCAGCGGACTGGATGTCCTTCACCATGCGGACGTAAGACGCCGTCATGGTTGCTCGCTGCTCTGGGGAGAGCTTCATCGTGGCGTTCTTGCCCATGTTGGCGAGGATGCCCTGGCGCTCGACGTCGAACTTGTTGAACATGTCCTCAAGCTCGGGGATAACCTTCGACACGTCGATCCCAAGGTCGTCCCAGGTCTTGACCTGAGAGTGCATGAACTCGACCTTGTCGGAGAATAGGTCGAACCCGAAGTCCTTGACGGACTCCTTGAGGGCCTTTTCGGCCTTGATGACTTCCTCGAAGCCACCGGAGGGCAGAACACCCTTGCGGTCGAGCATCTGGTAGGACGGCGACGAGCCGTAGAGCCGGTAAAGCTCACCGATCTCGACCTTGTACTCAGCGGCGTCCTGGAGGGTTGCCTTGAAGGCCGCTCGGGTCGTGCTGTCAGGGTTCTCACGGATCAGCTTAACCGCGTCATCAAACCGGGCGTCCACGAGGTCCAGGGTTGACTTGATGACTGCGTTCTGGAACGGGTTGATGTAGGCGGCTTCGACGGCGTCGTTTGCTTTGACGCCCTTCTTGAGAAGCGAAACAAGCTGCTGCTTGTCGGAGGAGGCGAATGCGTTGAGGACGCGGTCCGCATAGACCGAGAGGTCCACCGTGCGTTCCGCGCTGAACTTCTCCAAGCCCCCGGCGACCTCTGAGGTACGCTCGCCGAGCTTCTTGAAGGACGCGAACACGTTGTCCATGAAGACCTTGCGGACCTGGGGGTCCACCTGCTGAGCCACAGCGACCGAGCCGGTCTTCTCGAAGAGGTCCAACTGCTGGCCGATATGCTTACGCGCTGCGGCCTTGGAGATTTCCTGGGCCTGGACCAGCGGGAACGCCTTATCGACTGCCACGCCTTCGGCCTCTTTGGCGATCTTGGCGATCTCCTCGACCGGCGCACCGGACTTGAGGGCCTTGAGGGCCTTACCGACGACGCTGGAGGCCCCGAGCATCATCCCATCGATCACGACATTGGTGACGAGGGCCTTGGAGGTCTTGGTGAACTCGTCGTCGTCCGGGTTGACCACGAGGATGTCCGGGGTGATCCCTGGGGCGATCTCGTTCATGGCGTTGGTGAAGTTCTCGTCGTCAGCCATGGTCAGCGTGGACATGCCGGCACCTAGGGCGATACCAGCCCACCCGCCCGTGCCAATGGTCACGGCTACGGCTGGAATGGCTTGGCCGACTGTCTCCAGGGCACCCTCGGTGAAGCTCTTCTCGCTCTCGAACTTCGGGTCCAGGCGCTGCGAGAAGTCACGGACCATGTTGGCCCCTTCCCCGAGGGTCTCGGCGGGGATCAGGTTTTCGGCTGCGATGGCACCGGCCTCCATGAGGCCCTGACCAACGTCGATGGCTGAGCCGCCGATGGTCCCCCAGAAACCGGAGGACCCGGGGTTGTCGATGATGGCCTGGACCTCCTCGGGGGTCTTACCGGAGAGCTTGGCGAAGTCTGTAGCCGCGTCAGGAAACTGCTGCGGGTTAGCGCGTACTCGCGCCATAAGTTCAGCAGACGGGAGGTAAGTCCCGTCCTGCTGCGGTTCAAAATTAGGCATGGTTTTCCTTACTGGTACTTGGCCTCAAGGGCCGAGACGTCCTGCGGGGAACCCGTGGACAGCGTACTGTGTAGCGTCTGGGCCTCGGCGAGGATCGCTGAGATGGTCGGGCGCTTGCCCCCATTGGCTTCCCGGAGGTCCTCTGCGGCAACCGCGAGGGCTTCCCTGAACTGGGACCGGGTGGACGCCGGGAGGGTCTGTTCGAGCGAGGACACGAAGGCTTCGACACCGGGAAGCTCCAGGGCTTCCTTGGCGTTCTCCGTCACTTCGTACTGCTTGACGATCTTGGCGTAGGACGACTGGGTGATCTGTCCGTCCGCGTAGGCCTTGAGGGCCTTGAGCTTGAAGTCCGGGTCCGTCTTCTGGGTCACCGAGAGGAACTCGCGCTCTGCCATGGCGGGGTCTTCGATCACCGGCGGCTTGGCCGCGAGTGTCAGGAGCTTCCCGTGGATGGCCGGATCGAGGCGCTTGACCTCTTCGAGCGAGGCCTTATCGCCGGAGCGGATGAAGGTGTCGGCAGAGGACATGATGGCCGTGTCCCGCTCGCGCTGCTGGAGCGTGGCGTTGTGGTCATTCTCCTCGCGCAGACGATCCCGCGTCTGGAGGACACGGTCCCGCTCACCCTGGGGCAACCGGGCGTTCTCCATGAGGTCCTCCAGGTCGTCCCTGTCGGCCATCTCGGGGTTCGCTTCGAGCGCCTTGATGTATGCGTTGGCGGCGGCGGCTGCGGCCTGTTCCTTCGGGAGACCAAATTCGGCCTCAGCGTTCTCGACTGCGGCCCCCACGTTCGACGGGGCACCACCGATTACCAGAGCGTCACTCCCGGGGACCGTGGCGGGGTCGTTCATGTACGCCGCCTTGAAGCGCTGGAGAGCAGCGATCGTGCGGCGAGCTGATACAGATGCGCTGTTCAGGCCGTCACCGTCGTACTCCCCTCGCCCGTTGGTCTTCTGGAGACTTGCGAACTCAGGGGCGAGACCGCCGTCGAGCATCTGCTGATCGGAAATCTTGCCGTCGAGGTAGTCCTTGAGCTTCCGGGTCGTCATGAGCCGGTATAGGATGAGCTTGTCCTGGACAGCTGGGGTGAACTTGGTGTTCAGGTCTATCCCGGACCCCTTCACGACTTCTGCGAGGGTGGAGTCGATGAACTGGTACTTGCCCACGGCTGAGCTTTTACCTCCGTACTTCTTCCACTGACCGGAGTTCTGCCAGTCGAGGACCTGTTGGATCGTCATGTCCGTGAAGCGGATGCTGGAGTTGTTCCCGTTTCCGTGGAAGGCGTTGTAGTTGCCACCACTCTCGCCGCCGATGATCTCATCCATGAAGGCACCGAACGCGCCGCGCTCCTTGTTCATGAGCATATCTACCTCGGCCTTGGCGTTGATCCGGCTCTCCATCGCGGCCTTACTTCGGCTCGTGATGAAGGTGTCCAGGTGTCCCGCGTGGGCCTTGGTCATGTCGTCAAAGGAAGAGGCGATGTTGGTCAGGAAGCCGTGCTGGAAGGATGCGTCGGCGTCCTTTAGGACCGTATTGAATATCTGGTTCCGCTGGCTGTCCACAAAGGCCTGGAAAGCCTTCGGGTCATCGTTGTCGGCGAGGCCTGAGGCCGCGTAGTCGTCCCGGAGTTGACCGGCGTAGATGTCAGCCTCGCGGCGACCTCGGTTAAGCTGATAGGAGTCGATGGAGGCGTCGGGGTCATTCATGGTCCCGAACACGCTGCGGCCACCGGCCAGCTTCAAGCGGTCCTGCTCGGCACCAACGGAGGCCAGCGCGGCAAGCTGCTGCTGCTCCATCTCGGACTTGCCCTTATCCTGTTGCTCCTGGTTGCGCTTGAGGGCGCTGGAGGTTGCCCCCAGGAGGTTAGCCAGGGCGGCACCCGGGGTGTCCCGGGCGTTGTAGAGGCCGTTGATCGTGCGCGGCGTGGGGATACCGGAGGTTTCCTTGTAGACCGGGATAGAAGACTGCTGCGGTGCTGGCATTATTTGAATGCTCCATAGTTGCCGATGCCTGAGGAGGCGATGTTCATGAAGGACGTCATCGGGCTGATTGCCTGTCGGTTGACGTCGTTCTGCGTGGTGATCTGGGTGTTCTTACCGGCCATCGTGTAGTTGGCTCGGGCGGCGTCACGGCGATCCTTGGCGTTCTCGATGGACAACGCGCCCTGGCGCTGCTGCTCGGCCACCTGGGCACCTGCGGTAGCCCCGCCCATCCCCTCGCCCATCGTCTTGACGGCGGAAGAGTTGCGGTCGGCTTCAAGGGCGGCTTGGTAGCCCTCCTTGTTCGCGGCGTCGGCTTCGACCAAGAACTCACGTTCCTGGGCGGCGTATTCAAGTTTGGACTGCTGGACAGACATGTCCATGTTGGCCTGAGCGGCCTTGGCTTCCCCCGCTGCGGAGGCAACGCCCGATGCTAGGCCAAGAACAAGGCCGAGGTCACACATAGTTTTCTCTCCGAATTACGAAGGGGCTGAAAGGTTCCCCCAGGGGACCACTAGGGACCGGAGGGAAGAACTGTGCGCCCATGAAACGGAGCCACTTGTGGTGGAGCGCGTTGTCTGCGTGGGCGAAGTTGAACATGAAAGAGACCTCCGGGTTCTCTAGGAACCAGCGACGGAGGATGCCAAGGCTCTCGGAGACGAAAGCCTTGCGGTACTTGGTGATTTCGTGGGTTGCCACGCACCAGATGACCATAGAGGCCCGGGTGTGGGCTAAGCGGCCCCAGATCGCCAGAGGGCGGTCTTCTGCTGTTACGGCTATGCAGACCTCATCGGAGGCCTCGAAGGAAGCCTTGAGGCCCTCAAGGAGCCTGGGATGGCCGTAGGTTGCCACGAGTTCCTTGGCATCAGCGCCTCGGAGGTTCGCGGCGATGAAGGGAAGGTCGGTTTCCCGGCCCTCCCTGATCGCGTAGGTCATTAGGTTGTCCTCTTGTAGCGTCCTCGGTACGCTCCATCCCACTCAAGGGACGAGAAGCGGACACGCCACGGCGTCCAGGCCTCGACACAAATCTTCACGCTGTCCCCTCGCCCGTAGGCGGCGGTGCGGAATTCCCCGCTGGAAAGCTCCAGGCGCGTCAGGACGCTGCCAGAAGACCCGAGGAGGAAGTTTGCGTATTTGTCCCGGTAGGTCTCGCGGCCCTGAGGGGTCACTTGGACCTCGAACGGACCGGAGTTGTTGTAGAGGAACGACACATTTCGAAGCTGTAGCCGTCCATCCTGGATCGCGACTTGGTTGTTGTCGCGGACGTAGATCGGGTTTAGCTGCCAGAAGAAGCGGTATTTGAGGCCGAAGAGGAACTCTTGGCCGGTGAGGTTCACATTGGGGAACGTGACGACACCACCGGAGAACCCGGAGGGCGTCAGGATGTATCCCTTGGTCATCGTCCCGGAGTTGACCGGGGAGATTACCGCGATGCTCTGCTGGAGAAGCTCGGGATCGTCCAGGTCGTAGGGGATGGTCACATGGGAGTGCGTTCCGTCGTAGGAAACGATCAGGCCGGACGAGTGAACACGGAGATCCAGAAGGACGCTCTCGTCATCCAGGAGCCGGTCTGCACCTGCCTCGAACTTGAAGGACACGATGTACAACTGGGTGTCAAAGGCGACCGTCAGTGTCAGGATGTCATCCAGGAAATCCCCTCCGTAGACCTCGAATGGCATCTCCCACTCCTGCCACGACGATAGAACCTTGCCATCGTTGTTGTAGTAGTAGTTGTAGAGCCAGACGGACTTGCGGTTGCCCTTGGAGAGCAACACCATGATGTCGTCGGAGGCCGATGCGGCCAGCTTATAGACACCACTGGGGATGTACTCGGGGACTTGGTCGGTGATCGGGAGGGCCACTTGGCGACCGAACACGCGCTCCACCTGGTACTCCCGGAGAAGGGCGAACCCTCGGTTCTGGAAGTCGTCCACGAAGACGAAATTGGGACCGATGAACACCGGATCGACGTCAGGGGACGTGTTATAGGTGTTGACGCGCTTGATCGAGACCGAATTGGGCGAAAGCGTCCCATCGTTCGACCCCTCGACCGTGAACTGGTCGAAAGAGCTAGAGAGGACGAGCTTCCCGTCGAACTCTTTCCCGAAAAGGAGCTTGGCCCCTCGGCTGTTCGGCGAGGAAACGTCGATGCAGTCCTCATCGAGCAACTGGGTGCATGAGGAACGGTAGAAGTTCTCGTAGTTGCCCACCTGGGAAGCCAGGAAGTTCTCGTCGGTGAGGATCACCATGCGACCCTTGTAGAGGAACATGGCGTTGATCGTCCGGCCAATGAAGGTCGGAGTCGGATTGCTATCAGCATCACCTACGGTGCGCCCTGGCCACTCGTGGGCCTTTAAGGTCCAGGTGCCATCCCGGTTGTCCACGAGGACATGCGGCATGGTAGAGTTGTTCGGCTTCTCGTAGGCGTCCCACCCGTAGGTCTCTTCCCACGAGCCGTTCTTGTACCAAACCCAATAGTCGTCTTCCTTGGTCGTCCGGGACTGCTTGATGAGAACCAAGCGGCCTTGACGGTCGAAGTTGGGCAGGTCGGTGAACTCGTCAACGAAGTCGTTGAAGCACCGGATCGCGGTGTTCGCCAAGTCGTCATGACTGGTTACGAAGTCGCTCTCGTTCGCGAACGTGATGGACACGACGGTCTCTGCGACCTTCGCCAGGGAGACCCCTGCGGCTGTCGCCTGGGTGACCGTGTCTGACGCGATCTCGGTAGGGGTGAACGTGTCAGTGACCGTGAGGGACTTTCGGCTTCCGTTGAGATATAGAGCATAGTTCGACTTGTACCCGGCTCGCTGGCGAACCCAGAAGGTCCCATAGCGGTTCGGGTTCAGCCGGAGGACGCTGCCCTCGGTCAGGCCCGTCAGGCCAGCCTCGTCTACGACTGCTGCCGTGCAAATCTTGGTGGTGTTGTAGATGAAGGTCGTATCGCCGACCGTAACGAACTTGAGGTTCTTGGCGGCATCGGCGGTGGCGATGTAGTCCAGCGCTGCGCCTGTGATCGTCACCGGCTCGTTGAGGCCGGTGTCAAGGTTGCACACGAAGATGTTGCCGCCATGGATGACGATCTTGTAGTTCCCCGAGGGCTTCTGGATCGTATGGTCAGCCACAGTGTTCCCGGCGAGCGGGGCTGCGGAGACGTTGGCGACGAACTGGGATGCAGGTCGGGTGGAGAGGCCGGTAGCGACGTCGCTCCAGGTGTTCAGGAGCTTCTCGGCGCTGTTAACGGTTCGGATTTCGGGCGGCTGCTGCGAGACGCCACCGATCAGGTTGGCGAAGGCGCCGGAGATTGCTGTCATCTAAGGACCAAAGGGCTGTAAGCGCTTGAAAGCACACTGGAGACAGAGAGTGCATTCGTGAGAGTGAGCTTCGACGCTGCAAGTTGTTCTGCCTTGAGTTCGGCGAGGGCCATCGTTTCGTCGCGGTTGTCCTCGTCTGCGGTCATTGCGTCACCAACGGTGCGCACCTGGACCACGCGAGCAGCGCGGAGGGCGATGTAGGAGCGAGCGGAAGCTGGAAGTTCGTTGTAGGTCAGCCCGAGGATCAACTTGACGGCCACGGGGCCTTCGAAGGTGTTGCCGTTGTTGAACGGGGTGAGCCGGTAGAGCATTCCATCACGCACGGTCACCGGGATACCCCTGGAGGAGGCTACGGTTTCGACGTGCAGGAGGTTGCTCGGAAGAAGAATGTTCCCATTGTGGTTGGGACTGAGGGTCATCGTCTCGGTGTTGAAATACCACCCGCGCTTCTGGACATCGAAGGAGACTTCTTCGAGTGTCTTTAGGGCCTCTGAGGCATCGAGCGGCGGATTGATGAGTGAGTTGATCGACACTTCACCCATGTTGCGGAGGATGAGGTTTACGGCCTCAAGTTCGGTGTACTGGAGGAAAGCCATGGGGATGTTGCCTGAAAAGAAAAAAGGGGGTCCGGTTAGGGACCCCCAGGGGTATTAAGCGGCCTTAGCCGAGATGAGGCGAATGCACTCGGGGCGCAGGACGCCGTGACCGCAAGCCATACGGGAGACCATCAGGGTACCCTGACGGCCAACCTGATATTCCTTCTCGGTCGCGAGGTTCATCAGCTTGACAGTACCGAGGGCCTGCTTCTGCATGACGAGGACGAGAGACTTCGAGCCGTCTACGGTGTAGTCGGTGATGTCAGCGCCGGAGCGCTTACCGCCGAGCGTGGCGACACCGAAGTTCAGGGCGAGGTTGTTCGTGGGAACGATCTCGATACCTGCGGCGCGGTAGATGCCGCCCTTCGAGCGCGAGCCGTTGCCCTCGTTACCGAAGTCACGGTCGAGGAACGAGCCGTCCTGGACGAGGTCCCAGTACAGCGACGGGGTCACGAACGCGACACGCTCGGTGTCCGGGATGTTCGTGGCGTCGAAGTACGCGGCTGCGTTGTAGATGGCGTCTACGACGTTGGCGATGGACGGCGTTGCGCCGATCTTGTCTTCCGTGGCCGGACCCATCTCAGCGACCGCGCCGGTCGTGGCGTTCACAGCCGCCTTGGTGGCGATTGCGAAGAGATGCTGGTCGTAGGCCTGGGCGAGGCTGTCACCCATCTGGAAGGCGTACTCGCTGCGGGTCTCGTAGTGGTTCATCGCCTCTTCGTAGTTGGACACGAAGGTCGAGGAGATGAGCATGTCATCAATGGTGATGACCTTCTCGCCGTGGTTGATGTCCTGACCCAGGATGAGGTTACCCGGGGTATGGTACTCGGCTGCGGCCTTACCGATTGCGGCGAACTGAGCCGACTTACCCGAGGTAATCGTGCGTTCGCGGTGGCGACCCTTGAGGACGGTGCGCTTGTTGAAGACCTTCATGGTCTCGCCGGAGAATACCTTGAGGTACAGGTTGTCCGAATGCGACGGACCCGCCGGGATGCCAGCGGTGGTAGAAGTGGACTGAGCCATTGATTTTTCTCGAATAAATCGAGCACACGGCAACTGAGGCCGTGCGAAGTAAGGGGGTAGTTATCTGGAGAGGTTCTCGTAGAACGCGATCAGTCGGCGACCGCAGTCGGACTTCGCGTCATCAGACCTTTTCAGGGCAGCTATGAGTTGGATTAGCTGCGCTTTTGACTTGGTGCCGCGCTCTGGAGCTGGAACCTTCTTGTCGAAACAGACCTGGAGGTCTGCGGGGAGCACCGGGTAGTCCAGCCTCCAGTTACTTCCAGAGCTTACGCAACTGGTCAGTGTCAGCGCCAGAAAGGCACTCGTGATTAGCGTCTTCGAGATCGGAGACATACTCGCTCAATTCGCCTATCTGCGCGTCCAGTTCAGCCTCACGAACCTTGGAGGTAATGAGGGCCTTGGCGTCTTCGGCGTAGGCCGCTTTGGTGACCTTGATGGTCTCAATGGCCGCGGCAAGCTGCTTTCTGGTCTGTCGTGAAGCGGCGTCAGAGACACCCTTCTGGTAGATGGCCGTTATTGCGACGGCGAGCGCTAGGACGACGGCAATGTGCGTCCAGTATTTCCTAAGAAACAGGATCATCTCGGTCCTTGAGTTGGGACATGGCGACCCGGAGGTCTAGGTGTCCGATGCCTGTGTAGATGCCATAGCCAGCGAGGATCACGCCGACGAGGGTCGTGACCACGGCTGCGGCTTGGTTCATCGCGATGGCGAAGTAGATCGCGGCCCACGCGAGGACCGTGTTGACCCCGAGGAGTAACTTCGAGGTCCTCCGTTTCGAGGTCTTCTGGGTCACTGGCGTTTACCTGCCTTGAAGCCTGGGATGTTCCCCAGGGCGTCCGTTCGGACATCGAAGGACGGGCAAGCCTTGGCGGCAAACTCGTTGTGTCCTGCGATCCGCTCGATGCCTGGGTATTCCTTCACGAGCTTCTTCGTGAGGGCGATCATGGCCTTCTTCTGGGCTTCCGTGCGTGTGTCCTCGGCCTTCGCCGGGTTGTCCGCATCGACGCCTCCGAAATAGGAGCATCCGATGGAGTTGGTGTTGTAGCCCTGGACGTGAGCACCGACCTGATCGACGGGGCGACCGGCCTCAATGCGTCCGTCCAGATGGACGAGGAAGTGGTAGCCGACAGCGCTAAAGCCACGGGCCTTATGCCAGCGGCGAACGTCATCGACCGTGAAGTCCTTGCCCTCAGGCGTGGCGGTGCAGTGCCACACGAGGAGATTGATCTTACGCACGGGATTTCCTGGGTTATTTACGCTTCGGCTGCTTCTTGCGATTGGCAGCGCGAGAAAGGATGGCGAGGTTGCTCATCGAGTTGGAACCCCCGGTTGCCAGGGGCTTCTTGTGGTCAACCTCTTTGCCCTTGAGGGCGGCTGTCCCATGCTTCTTGATCATGAGCCGCCGTGCCCGTTTCCGGGCGATGTTGTCGGCGCGGCGATCAGGACGGCGAGAGGCCGCATATTCCTTCTTGTAGTCTCTCGCCATGGAGGTCCTATTTCTTACTTGGGAGGTAGTCCTCAATCACACGGAACAGCGAGCAGAGAGGGAACTTGTGGGTCACCCGCTCGCCATCCTTGAGGAACATGACGCAGTACATCGGACCCTTGGTGTAGGAGTTCAGGACGCCTTCGTAGACCAACGGCTGACTGCTCTCGTTTCTCTGGATTTCGACGTGCATTTACATGATCCTCGAGCGGGAGAGCTTCTGGGCAACCTTTTTGCGGAAGGTCTCGTTGGTGTCGTAGCGGGGGTCGTTCAAGTCTTCCATGTAGTCGTCCAGGGACGCATACGTGTCAGCCTTCGGGCCACCCTTGCCATTGATCTGGACCTCGGGTTCCTCGGAGGCGTCAGCGGCGAGTGCTGCGGTCCAGTCGGCCTTGAGACCCTTGATGGCGAGCATCGCCTTGGCGGGGTTATTGGAGTTGATGGCGGCGTCGAACGCCTTCTGCTGAGCGTCGGACAGATTGTCCACGGCCCAATCAATCATCTCACCGTACTTGTCTTCGCCGCCGACGAGCGCATAGGCGTCGTTTACTGCGGAGTTCGTGCGGCTGGTGAGACCTTCGATATAGATGTCCACCATGTCCTTCGGATAACCGGCCTTCTCAAGCTTGGCGTAGGTGTCGTCGGTGAGACCACCGTTGTCGAACCATTCCTTGGAGACGTTGTTGAGGTCGAGACCGGCACGGGCGGTGGCTTCTTCGGCTGCCTTCCGCTCTTCCGGGGTGGCCTCGGCGTACTCCGGGGTTTCTTCGGGGTCCTCCTGGGTCTTGCCTTCCTCAAGCTCTTTCACATAAGCGAGGTAGTCTTCGACCGTGGCGTACTTTTCAGGGAGCCAGGAGGGGCGATCTTCGCCACCGTCCTGCTCACCCTCTGCTCCCCCTTGAGCAACTTGCGGGGTCTCGGTGGACGCGCCTTCGGCGTCATCGGAAACAAGACCTTCGGCCTTGAGTGCCTCATACTGGGCTTCGAGGGACGGGTCGGAACTGGAGGTTTCTGCGATTGTCGTGGTCTGTACGGATGTCAATGGTTTGCTCTTCGTTGGGGGATGAAAGGAACATGCCCCGGCGGCTTGCAAGCAGAGGCCGGTCCGGGGGATACAAGAGGGACCCTCCGGGTGCGCTTCTTCGAGAGGCGTGGAGGGTTCATTTCAGTTACCAGCCGCCGCCGGTCCGCTTCTTAGGCTTCGGGGCGTTGGCTCGACGGGCCGCACCGATGGACATCGGGGACCCCTTCTTGGCGTACCAGACGCCTTCGGGCTGCGGACCCTGCTTGCGAGAAGCTAGGTCTTCCTTGGCCTTCCGGGCGGATACACCTGCGGCGATCTGCGAAGGCTTAGCGCTTAGTCCGGTAGGGGGCTTCGAAGGGGCCTTCGGGGCATTGGCCTGACGGGCTGCTGCCTTGGCGATAGGCGAGTTCGGACGGGCGATCCCCACGGCCTTAGCCGGTTGGGGACCCTGAACGGGCCGAGGCTTCGCGGGTGCGGCTGCGGGTTTCGCCTGGGATGGCTTGGCCTTCGGTACCGGACCCTTCTTGGGGGTCGAGGACGACGCCATCTTGGTGTTGTACTTCTTGCCGTTCCACATGAACGTGGACTTCCCGGCTTTCCGGGCGGCTGCGAAGGAGTTATTGAACGAGGCCATCCGGCGCTCCTGTCATCTGTGCAGCGATACCCTCAGATGCGACCTTGGCGACCTGGGGCGCTGCCCCCTTCACCATGTCCATAAGCATCTGCTGGTTCATCTGGCCCTGCTGGAGGCCTTGCTGCTTAGCGAGCGCGGCTTGCTTGTCCTCCTCGGACTTGAGGAGACCATCAGTGTCGATGGATAGCGATACGGCTGCTCGTTTAATGAAGTCGCTGACGTTGACCTCCTGCCATGCCATGTCACCAATCGGTGCCAGCACGTCGCGGACGAACGTCATGTACTTGTTGTAGTCATGGCCTCGGCCAAGCGCTTCGATACCGGTAACGATCTTCGGTCGAGCTACAGGTTTCCCATCGGGACCCTTGAGCGACGAAAGCTTCGGAACCTTCTTCTCGCGCTCCATCCGGTCGATGATGCGGGAGACTAGAGGCAACTGGAGTTCCTGAGCCAGGAGCGAGTAGATGCCGCCAAGGACGTCGTCCAGGTCGGAGATCATGGTGCGGACTTCTTCGGCTGTCACGCGCTCGCCGTTACGCTGCACCGACTTGTTCATCATGAACGCATGGGACAGACGGGCGATTAGGTCCTGGAGGACACTCTGGGTCACCTGCATGTCGGCTTGCTTGTCGAACTGCAACATGGTCACGTCATCGGCGCGGCCCGAGATGACCTCAAGGTTCTCGGCGTTCGCGATGTCCTCGGCCCTCGTGAGGCCGGTCGGGTTGACCATCGGGTTGATCTTGGAGGAAGCCGCTGCGGCCTGTCTGAGAGCCTTGGAGAGCGCTTCCGCGCCGGTCAGGTCACCGATGTACTCGTCAATGTAGGCGCGTCCGTAGTCCTCGTCGTGGATGTAGGTCCACCTGAGGGCCATCACTGGCGACTTATCGAGCTTCCAGGACCCGGTAGAGCCTGGGAGGACCATGCCCTTGATGGACTGGTGCGTCACGATGCGGTCGCCCTGGCGCTGGAACACGGTGTAGACGTCGAACTCCTTCTCATCCACCTTCCCGTTCTGGTCGGACGGGAGTTCACTCGGGGTCTGGAGCATCAACTGGACCTGCTCGGGAAGGGTTTCCTTCGCGACGGTTTCCTTGATGATGATGCGCAGCAGATTGCCCTCGTAGTCCCTTTGGACGACGTAGCGATCCAGGCGGAAGATGCGGAGGTTACCGGACTTCGGCAGGTAGATCAGGACGTTCCCGCAGACGATCAGGTGCTTCACGGCCTCCACAAGGGCGGCACGTATGCTGAGACCTTCGATCTCGTCCTGGACGGCTCGCTCGATCTCGTTGAGCTTCTTGTCCACGTCGGCGCGGAGCGTCTTGTCCTGGGCCAGCTCCTCGATCACCTGATCGCTGTACGAATACCGGAACATCGGAGAGTTCGGCGGCAGCAGCGTCATGATTAGCTTGGAGGTCAGCGTGTTAACGCCATGCGAGCCGATGGACTGCCACGGCTTGTAGAGTTGGGAGGCCGCTGAGTGCCCCTCGGGGGGCATCAGGGACGGAATGGTTAGCTCGGCGTTTGCCCGAGCGCGGTACAGGAAATCCGCCCGGGCTGTCTCCAGCCGTGCGTAAAGTGCCGCGTCGGCGTCATCCACCGGCAGGACAGTTGTTTCCTGTTCGGTCATCAGTGATTAGGTCGCGAGGGGGATGCCGGTCGGTGCACCAGCGATCGTGAGACCTGCTGAACCGAGTCCGCTATCGTTGCGGTACTTCTTCGTACCGATGGCGAGCGTGCTCGTCGGGTTCGTCGGATCGGCGATGGTCGAGACCTTCTCACCGCTATCGGTGGTAGGGGCTGACGCGGTATCCGTCTTCTTGTCCGGGACAGGCTGCTGGAGGGTTTCTGCGGGTGCCGCAGGGGCAGCGACCTTCTGGGCCTTAGCTGCGAAGCACATGAGGGTAACTCACTATTTCGTGAGAAGGCTCTTCAAGTGGTCTACGACCTCTAAGGTGCCTTGGTATGAGTACATCTGCTCTAGACTCTTGAAAGACTTGAATAACCTTAGAGGGTATCTTTTTTCCAAGTAGTCTATAAGAGCCTGAGTAACTGGAGGGTTATCTTGGGGTCTTTGAAGAACATTCATGATTTTCTTCGTATCTCTCTATATGGAGGGGTAATTATTTTTCTCTTGACAAACAAAAAGGGGCCTCCGAAGAGACCCCTTGATGTCATTTATAGTCGCCAGATTTGACCTGCTCGATGATCTTCTGGAGCATGTCCAGACCCTTTTCGAGGTCCTGGAGGCCGTTCTTCTTCCGCCATCGCGAGAGATACTTGATCACGTTGCCTTCGGCGAAGGGGATGCCATTCGCCATGATGTACTCAAGGGGCTGGATCGCCATGTCCTTGTAGTGGGAGCCACCAACCTGGGCGGCGAACGCCGAAGGCGTGGTTGGGGGAGCAGCCAACCAGGGCGCTGGCGGGGCTGGAGTGGTGAAGTTCTGCGTTACGTCTGCGGGTGCCAAGGGATGACTTTCCCATTCTTGTAGTCTTCGTCCCGGAGGATGCGAGCCATCCGGGCATTGAGGAGGGCGTCGTCTTCGGTGAGACCGGCCTTCTCGTAGTGGGACACCACGGTTTCCCATGGACTGTCCGAGAGTGTGTCTTCCCACCGAGTCTCGGTCTGTCCCTTGCGGGGACCACGGGTCAGCTCGTAGGGTACCGGGACCACCTTGAGGCCCTGGTCGAGGTACTTGGAGGCGCGATCCACTCCGATACCTGGGCACCCGGAGTAGCCGTCCGTCACGTCACCCGCGAGGGTCTGGAGGTAGAAGAAGCGGTCGCACGACGCGAGGTCGCGTACGATGACTTCGTCGTCCACCAGGTGGTGCCCGGGGATTTGCTTGAGGTCCTTGTCGAGGGACCACAGGATGTACTTGTCTGGGGCCGAGGTCATGATGATGCCCATCACGTCATCGGCTTCCAGGGTCGGGTACATGAAGCTCTCGAAGTTCTCCTCGACGCGCTTGCGGGTGTCCCAGTAGGCCAGCGGCTTGCGGGAACCGGCGCGGTTCGACTTGTAGTCTGCCCCGACGAAGTCCTTGCGGAAGTTCACTTCGGGGTCGGAGAACGTGAAGGTTACCTTGGTGGTGTCTGCGGCGTTCGCGAGTTCACCCAGGGTTTCCACGAGGACATTCCAGGCGTTCTCGGCGTCGGAGAAGAGGATATGGTAGCGATCCAGGAACCGCGTGTCTTTCTCGACCGCGATGCAGGAACGATGGACGAGCATGTCGCCGTCAATCAGAAGGGTCTTCAATCGATCAGTTCCTCGCCAGCTAAAATCATGTCGAGGTCGTACTTCGAGGCGTCCGGGAGGATGTCTTCCAGGTCGTCGTACCACACCCCTTCAAGGTGCCAGTCTTCCAAGGCGTTGGCCTGTTCGACTGTGACTGGGTAGAAGTAGAAGAGGCCGTCCACGCCGTAGACAATCGCATTGATTGTAGTGTCCCCACGGGACATTCCGATCAGCCCGGGGGCGACTTCACGCTGTTCCAAAGCGCTGTTCTGTTTTGCCATTAGTGACATTCCTTCCAATTCTTTCCGATCTTGTATTCACCAGTGAGCGGCACACGGATGCCGAGGAAAATCCCTGCGTTTTCAATAGCTTCGACGCAAACCTTTCCGACCTCATCAGCGTATTCCGCCACGACTTCCATCTGGAGTTCGTCGTGAACCCAGGCGACAATCGAGACCACGTTGTGGAGACCGCGTTCGCGGAGGAGCCGGTCGAACTCGATGATCCAGGCCTTACACACGATTGCACCTGCTGATTGTAGGAGAGTGTTGAGCGCGGAGTGTTCCGAGCGGACATGAAGGAGGCGCCCGTCGAGGCCCTTTAGGTGACCTTTGGCCGCTGCGGTCCTCTGGACACCCTCGATCAGCTTCTTGAGCGCGGGGACCTGCTTGAAGAACTTGGCCTTGAGGGCCTTACCGGCTTGGCGTCCCTTCCCGATGATCGAGCCGATCTTCCCGTCGCCAGCCCCGTAGAGGAAGGCGTAGATGAAGGTCTTGGCGCTATCGCGGGTCGGTAGTCCTGCGGCGTTCTGGTTGAGCGTGTGGATGTCGCCTTCGATGACTTCGCGGCCATAGGCCCCGCCGTCGTGCTTCGCCATGAAGTGGCCGAGCATTCGAAGTTCCAGGCCGGACACGTCGCAGCCTAGCTGAACCCTTCCGGGCATCGCGGCGTAGAACAGGGCGCGGCATTCGGCTCCGTAGAGCGTCCCGACCTTCGGGACCTGGGCGATGTTCGGTCGGCTGTGAGTGGCACGTCCGGTGACTGCACCGTTCTGGTTGATGGACCCGTGGATGCGTCCGTTCGGCTTGACCATCTTGAGCCAAGCGTTGTCGCCTTCGGAAAGCTGACCGATGCGCTTCTGGAGCAACATGTACTCGGTGAGGCGCTTGGCTTCGGGGTACTTGAGTTCCCCGAGGACATCTTCGTCCACCTTCGGTTTCCCGCCGGGGGTCATCTCGCGGGGCTTCCAGCCGCGCACCCGCATCAAGCGGTCGGCGATCTGGTCCCGGGAGTTCGGGTTGAAGATGTTGAGCTTGATCTTGGTGTACGGGTAGCCCTTGAACGGCTTGACCTTGCGGAACCGCATGATCGGGGAGCCGTCGTCGGGATCGTATGCCTTGACATACTCCTCCATGTACGGCTCGCCCTCTTCGCCCCAGTACCCGAGGGTCTTGTGGGCCTTCTTGGGCGTCCGAACGCTGGTGAGCGCCGTCCCGTCGCGGACGAACCACGGCGGGAAGAGGTCGCGGAGTTCCTGGGAGAGTTCTTCGCGTTTCCCCGCGAGGTCCACATAGAGACGCTCGGCGGCGGGGATGTCGAAGGCGAAGCCGGTGCGCTCCATCTCGGCCATGATGAAGGCCAGGGAGTGCTCCAGCTCGATGGCGCGGGGGTCGTATTCCTTGCCGAGGATCAGCTTGAACAGGTCTTCGTTTACGGAGACGTCCTGCTCGCAGTAGTCCTGCATTTCCTGGGACCACTCGGCCCATGGGTCCAGGCCGCGCTCCTCCATCATCTTGGAGTAGTCGCCCTTCCAGTTACCCAGGCGGTGCCCCCAGGCTTCCAGGCTGTGCCAACCGGCCAGCGCGGGGGTCAGGGTGGTGGTCCCTGCCCTGATCTTTGCCATGTCGGTGTCCACGATCTGTGTCCAGATCAGGCGCGACATGATGATCGTGTCGAGGACCTTCTTGCGGTCGTAGGTGAACCACGGGTAGAGCTTCTGGAGGGCCGGGAGGTCGAACTTGATGATGTTGTGGCCGACAATGATGTCAGCCTCCATGAGCATCCTCAGGCCGTCAGCGACCTTGTCTTGCCGGATGCTCCAGACCTCACCGGTCTCGAAGCACTTGATGACAAGCGAGTGGACGCGAGTCATCGTTTCGAGGAACCCATCGGTCTCGATGTCAAATATCAAAGTTTTCAATGGGTTGCCCCGGTACGCTATGAGAGCGACAGGATGGCCTCAACCAATTCGCGACGGCGCTCGAAGGTGAGCGAGATGGTCGCGGTCCGTGTCGTTAAAACAAGAAGGTCCCCCTTGCGGGAGACCTTGAGATCACTTGGGAGATTTTCGTTGGTGTGAGAGTTCACTTGCGAAAGGCCTTAGCCAAGTCCTTAGACAGCCCAACGACTGCGTAGATGGTCACGGCCCAAACCAAGATAAGGAAGGGCAGTGTGGCGGCGATTACCGCAATTCCCCCGAGGTCCATCAGGACTTCCGGGCCTTGCCGTTGGCCTTATCACCGGCCATGAAATAGCGCGTGTACTCCTGCCCGGTAGTCGGGTGCACCTTCTGTACAGGGAGCAACGTGATGCCCATCTCGCGGATGTCCGAGAGGCGGCGGTGGAAGCTCTGGATGCCATAGTCCAGGTAGGCTTCGCGCTGCGTGATCGAGCCGTTCTTCTTGATATGGTTCAGGATTTTCTCGACTTGCGTCATTTTGGTTCGTCCTTTCCAGCCGGGAGCACCTTCAAGTGCCCGGGCCTGTTTCATTGCTTCGGTGTATTCGGGGATCAGTTTGGGTTCGGCGGTGGCCTCAAGGGTCAGCCGCTCTGCGCGGTGGAAAACGCGGTCGGGATCAGTCGTCAAAGTCCCCGTCTTCTTCTTCATCGGGGAAGGCCAAGTGATACCACTCCCAATTGTCCACCCCTGCCGCTTCCAGGCGACGGAGGAACGCGGAGTCCTCCAGGAGGCTCTCGTATTCCTTGCGGGTGATTGTCACAGTGTCGGTCATCAGGCTCCAAACCCCCAGAATACGGGCATTCCATGAGGGCCGGTGACAGCGACCGGCGTTCGGTGCTTCTCCTGCCACGAGCCGTCCAACATCGAGCGGATTTCCGCCTTCATGTCCTTGTGTAGCGCCTCGCGCACAGGCTTGCTGTTGACGTAGAGTTGGGGGTTCCTGAGGTACTCTAGTTCCCCGGCCTTATACGCAGGATAGTAGAGATCGCTCACGACGATCACATTGATCTTGTTACGTCCGCGATAGAGAGCAACGATCTCGTTTGCCGTCACATCCGCCGCATACGCTGCGTCTTCCAGCGGTTCGTAGCTCTCCAGACCATAACTCTGGAGGAACGCGGCGCTCGGGCTCCACGATGAAGCCGGAACAACGACGTCAACATCCTTGGCCGTGTCGAGGTCCAGGATCGCAGAGCCACTCACAAAAGCCCCAGGGAGCCACGCGGCGAGCGAATAACCAGCCGCGAGGTCTGCTTGCGTAACCTTGTCTTCCATCAGTATTCTCCGTTCTCTTCGTTATCGAAGGCATTTTTGCCAGCGGAAAGTGCGGGGTCCCTGCCCTTCTCGATGCGCCCTGTGGCGTCGGAGAAAGTCAGAAAATCCGCGGTACCTGTTCGTCCGGTCTTGCGGCACTTGAGCACCGTGATCGTGGACGTGTTGCGAACCTCGGGGTCATCTGCCTGTTGGTCTCGGGAGATCGCGAAGACCCCGTTGGACAACTGCTTGATGCCGCCGGAGCCGCGAAGGTCGTCCAGCGACGGGACAGCGCCCTGCTCGAAGGACTTCCCGTTACCCGGGGGTTTCCTCAGGTGCGAGATCAGGCCGATGTAGATGCCAAGTTCGACCGTGAGGGACTTGAGGTTGTGCATGATGCTGTCGATCCTCTTGCGCTCGTCACCGCCGTCGTCGCCCATGTCGGACACGAGGATGGACAGATGGTCGAGCCAGAACACCTTCACGCCGCAAGCCTGGGCCAGATAGCGTATGGTGCTGTAGAGGCTCTCGTCCTCAAGGGAACCGAAGGCGTCGTAAAGCTGGAGCCGGGGGTGGCCCTCAGCGTCCTTCGCGAGGAAGAGCTTCTCGGCGACCTCGCTGTACTCCAAGGTGTCCTTGAAGTCCGGGTCATCGATCTGGAAGCGCTTGCCAACCTCGTAGGCGATCAGGTCGTCGCCGGTGTCCTCCAGGGGTTCCTCAAGGTGAATGAGGGCCTGATTGAACGCTGTGGTGTGGAACACCCAGTTCTGCAACGCCTTGATGATGGTCGTCTTGCCCATGCCGGTGCCTGACGTCCAGGTGTCCAACTCGCCGAGGCGGAAGCCTCCGCCGGTCTTGTGATTGAGTTGTTCCATGAAGTCTGGATAGGGGTAGGCTTGGACCTTCGGGCGGTTGCGGAGACGATCTAGGATCGCCGAGCCGGTCACGATGCCTTCCGGGGTGTAGTGCTTGGCTCCCCAGATCGTGTCGATGATCAGCTTGCCCTTACCAGCCATCAGGAGGTCGTTGGCGTCCTTGTAGCCCTCAGGGGCGAACGCGATGTAGACCTTTCCGATTGGCAGCATCTTCTTGACCAGATCGACCGTAGCGCGGCCCTTCTCGTCGTTGTCGAAGAACAGGATGATCTTCTCGAACTTCTGGAGCCACTCGTAGGCCTCCTTGATCGGGCGCAACGCGTTCTTCCCGCCGCCGTCCACGAGGGACACCACGGGCCACTTGTTTTGCTGGACCTGGGAGACGCTCAGGGCATCAAGTTCACCCTCGGTGATGACCACTTGGCGACCACCGTCACGCCAGAGCCATTGACCGTAGAGGCCATGGAAAGCTGATCGGTTGGTCCAGGGGAACGTCTTGTCCGGGAGGCGAAGCTTTTGGGCGACGACTCTGCGGTTATCATCAAGGTAGTTGGCGCAATGGACGGATTTTCCACGAAGGTCAGTCCGGCCATAGGACCAGAACCGGGCGGTTTCCTCGTTGATCCCGCGCTTCGCGAGGGCACTGTAGGTGCATCGGTAAAGGTCTGGAGGGCTCTCTGAGGTATCACGAGCGCGATGCTCAGAAATGGGCGATCCATCGTCATCGGTCTTGGTGTACTTCTCGCAGGAGTAGCAATAGGTGTGATCGGGGTAGATCGAGAGGGCGTCAGACGACGTGCAGTCTGGGCACGGTTGGTGCGTCAGGATTGCTTCACTCAACGAACGCCACCTGCCCGATACTGACGATACCTTCGTTAAAGAGGTCCTCCAGGGTGCACCCGTCGTTCCTGAGGATTTCCTGGATATTCAGGTCGTCCTTGAGGGATCGCCGTGCGGCCTCCTCGGTCGCGTAAACGGCATACTCTTGGCCGATGTCCCACTCGCACCAGATGCGGAAAGCATACTTCATTCTTGGAGCCATTCTTTCGGAATGATGCCCTTGTCGGAGAACTTGAAGCCCTTGTCGCGACACCACTTGGCGTAGGTCGTGGTCGAGGTCTTACTGATCTTCGCGTTCGCGTTCTGGAACACGAAGCGGATGTCCAACTCGGGGTGTTGGTCGCGGATCAGGAGATGCTTGGCGCGGTCCTCGGTGAGGAAGCGGCCCTTGCTCTCCAGGTACATCTTGGAGCCGTCACGTTTCTTGAGGACGTGAAAGTCTGGGTTGTACTTGGCGCGACGTGCGGGTTTGATGTACTCGATCTTGTCTTCTTCAAACCCGAAGGAGCGACCCGCCAACTCCAGTTGACGGGCCACTGTTCTCTCCAGACCGGAGCGATAACGATTAGTAGTCGTCATCGCTCGTGTCAGGGGTTGCATCGTCGTCTTCGTCATCGAAGGCGCTCGTGTTGGCGACGGTTTCCTCGTCTGCCTCGTAGCCGTCCTCCTCATCGAAGGCGGCAGCATCACCGCGACCGCCGCCGGTTACGAGGTCGATGACCTGAACCATGATCGGCTGGAGCGAGATGCCCTTCTTGGCCCCGGTGTTCCACGGGTAGACCTCAAGCTGCACTCGGATCACCGAGCCGCCCCAGATCGCCACGTCTACCGGGAGGTCCTTCTTCTTGGCGTCGATCACCAGCGGTCGCCGGTCCCACAGCTTGCCGTCGCTCTTGCGGAGCTTGTTCTTCACGCGGACCTTGAAGAGAACCTCACCGGTCTCCTCGCCGTCATCGTTCAGGACCATCTCGAAGCACGAGTTCTTGGCCTTGGGCATTACCTTGCCCATGTGTTCCTTGGCGACTGCCTGGATTTTGGAGATGAACGGCGCAGCGTCCTCGGCGCTGAGCTTGACGTCGGCCTTGTACTGACCGAGTTCATCGAATTTGGTGTCCGGGCGGTTCAGTGCCGGATAAACTGCGACACCCTTCGCGAGTGTCAGGATCGGATTTGCCATTAAAGAATGTAGCCTTTGGAGATAGCCTCTACGTATTCGCAGAGATCGAGAGTGTCCTTGAGGGTCTCTTCGGTGAAGTGCGGACCGAAGACCTCCAGGCGAAGCTCCTCGTCGTCCCAGTCGTCCTGGATCGCGTCGGAGAAGTCCTGGTCATCCGCAGGGCGGAGAACCTGTTCCAGGACGAGTTCAATGACCTCGCCCGGGTTGTCGGCTGAGTAGAGCGCGTTGGAGCGATCCGGGAGCAGTATTGCGTATGCGCTATGCATTGGAGCGGCGTCCTCGCGTGGACTGGGTGGCCTCAGCGACCGCATCCGAAGCCGCAGTCGCCGCTGCGGCCTGTGCTTCCTGGAGGGTTCGGAGGTCCACCGTCTGGCGGCGACCGGCGACCCGGGCAGTGTTCACCTGGGCAATCCGGTCGGCGTCCTGTTTGGCCTGTGCGGACGGATCGTGAGACCCGTCGCAGTTCTGGCATTGGTCTGAGGGGTGCTCGGGGTTCACGTAGAACATGTCACCACAGCCTGGGCAGCGTCGTGCTCGCATGGTCGGCTCCTTAGTGGTTGCGGAAGAACTTGACGCTTTCGAGCGCCTCGATCCGGTCGTCGCGGACGTCCAGGACAATCTCGCCGCCAATGGTGACGCCGAGGTCTTCCAGGGCGTCGTCTCGCAGACGGGCGACGATTTCGAACTTCTTGTCGAACTTGCGGCGGTTGTAGTGAACCGAGGCTTCGACGTAGCGAGCGTTGGAGCGGATGATGCGCATCTGTGCAGTCGGGGTCATGTAGTCTCTTTTCTTCGTTATCGTAGGGAATTGAATGCAGGGAGGGATTGATGGTGGTGTCAGCGAGACTTGCGGTCGTAGCCTTGGGAGCGTTCGTAGACGTCCTTGATGCGCTCATATGGAACGTCACCGGCCTCGCGGTCTCCAGCGACCTGTTCGATTTCCAGGTGGAGTGCGGACAGGTCATCAAGGCGCTTACGGGCGTGTTTCATGTCGGCCTGGACACGGAGCAGCGCGTTGGCGAGATTGGTCAGGTCGCTGCGGCGCTCGGTGTCCCGCGTTTCCTGGAGAATGGTATGAAATTCGTTCATGGGTCTAATCCTTACGCCAGGAGGTCTTCGAGTTTCGCGCTGACGCGGGTGGCCCGGTCGCGCTGACGCGGGTGGCCCGGTCGCGCTCTTCGAGTGCCACGCCCTTCCGGGCGAAGTGCTTGTCGATCAGGCGCTCCTCGGCGAGAACCTTGCGGTCCGCAGCGGCCTCAGCGGCCTTGAGGGTTGCCAGGGCGCGGTTCAGGCCCTTGAGAGCCCTGGCGGTGGTCGGAGTGAAGGGGAACATTGGGGACCTCACTGGATCGAGATGATGACGGAAATGATGACGGCGAGTATGGAGATGATCACCGCCGCCGGGGGCAGGTAGAACGGCGGGAGCGGTCGGTCGAACTCGTCAAACAAGGATGAAGCCACGGGGGAACTCCCGGTTAGCTGTTGAACTGGAGGGTGATGTTGTTCGGGATCATGACGTGCTGGATGAACTCGTTCAGCGGACGGTCGAGGCAGTCTTCTAGGATACCGTGGGAGCCTCCCGCCTTGGCGATCTCACGGTCCATCTTGAGGACGAAGGTGAGCGGGAGGGATGGCGGTACAGGAGCCGGAGCGGCTTCTACGAGTTCGAAGGCCGACGCTGAGAAGGGAAAATTGCTGGTTGAATTGATGCCTTCTAGTTGGATGTACTGACCATCGCGCGACACTGCGGTCACGATGCCACAATCTCCCTGCCAGACTCCAAGGTGTCCCGATCGGTACGTGCGGCGAACCTTGTCACCAACTTTGAACTTCGTCATGCTATTTTCTCCGTTATCGTAGAGAGTTTCAGGAAAAGAAGAACTGGTTTTGAAGGATGCCCTGGAGGTCCAGATTGCCCTTCTGGGGAAGCGGGGGAACATCATCCCGCAGATCAGCGGCGATGAAGGGAAGCGCAGTCTCAAGGAACTCGGCGAGAACGTCGTGTTCCTCATACATGTCCACGAAGGCCTGACGGATGATCGTGGTGAACCGGGCGACATCACAGGCATGAACCCCGAAGCTGTCGTGGACAGCGGCGAAGTCGGTGATGCCCTCGTCCGAAGCGTCGGCGATGGTTGCCTGGAGATGCGCCGCGTCCAGCGAGTGGACGAACGACGGGGCCACCGAGGTTGCCATCTGGCGAGGGTCGAGGCTGTCCAGGTCCTCGGTGATCCGAGGCTGGAGGCGCTTGCCATCGAAGAAGGTCTCTATGCGTCTAGACCGAGTGTCGAACTTGTACTGGTGTACCGGGAAGCCCACAGGGGTCACCCATTCGATACGGCGTTCCTTCGGCTGCGACCGTCCGACAAGGCGCGAGACCGTCATGAGCCATTGCATGGCCACATCGGCGGCGACCACCACTTTCGGGATGGACTTCCAGACCTTGTCAGCGCCGTACATCTTGAACTCCCACATGAGTTCCCGTGGGAACGGCATGGCTACGCCGTACTGGAGGGCCTCTTCGACCGCCTGGGAGACGTAGTTGGTGCAAGACTGGCGGGTGCCAGCGTAGGGCTTCACCATGACCGATCGCTTGGTCGTGCTGCGGGTCATGCCGAACTCAAGCCACTTGGCTGCGAGCGGCTTCTTCTCGTCGTCATCCTCGGCCTCGATCAGCTTGATCGCTTCCTTGGCGACGGCCCCATAGACGTCCTGTCGCTTGTCGTTCGGCGTCATGTTGACGTGAAACCCACCAACAGCGTCCCGGAGCATTGCCGAGAAGTGCTGGAGGCCAGAGCAGGTTGCGTCGAGGTCCACATGGAGACGCGACTTGTAGATCGCCGGGTCACCATAGACGTGAGCCTCGGCCCACTCGAAGCACCATGCGAGGAACTGGACAGGGTTGTCGCAGCGCGTCCACTCAGTGTGCCTCAGTGGGTCACCCGCGATCCTCCGAGCCAGGTCTACGTTCTCGACTGCCCATGCGTACCGCTCACCGAGAGGAAGCTTATCCTTGCCGTGGCAGTTAGCGCCGTGGATGCCGAGCCAATAGACCCCGTCCTTGCCGAGCGTCTTGGCTTCGGAGAACTGGAGGATGCCCTTGACGTAGTCGGGTCCCTGGGGGTTCAGGCCGGAGGGCTTGGGATATGCCCTGCCCCGGCTGTCCAGGTCGTGCGGGAAGTAGATTGCCTCGTACTCGGAGAACTTCCGGGCCACGGCGAAGGCTCTTGAGGCCATCACGCGCTTCCCTATCACTCGCCGGTTTCCTTCGTGGACGCCGAAGCAATACACGCGGTACGCCTTGACGTCCGGGTGATCCGCCGGGAGGTCCTCAAGGGACTTAGGGGGCGGGTCCGGTATCTGGCGGTCGGCCCTGGGGAGCTTCCCACAGGGGATGTTCCGGGCGTAGACAGCCTCGATTGCATCGAGAGCGCGGGTATTGACGGACCAGCGGGTGTTCTGGAGGGCGTTGAGCGCCTTGAGCACCCGGTCGAGCTTCCCGGCCTCCACAGCGTCCCGGAGGATGCGGCGGTAGACCTTCTTGGACGACTTGACCAGCGGGTACGGGGTCACGTTGAGGGTGAAGTAGTTACCACTCTCAAGCGTGTCAGCCGCCCACGGCTTCGGGGGGATCACTGTCGGGAAGTGCGTGGTGAACAACGCTTCGCAGTGTTCCGCGATCATCTCGACGGCCTTCAAGAGGCCCTCGGAGGGGTCGACAACGTCACGCTTGGCCTTGCCGACACCTTCGGTGCGGATCGAGATGTCGCCGGTTGCTGCCCGGAAGACATCCAGGAGCGCGGCTCCTACTTGGACCATCTCGGTCTTCGACCAGACGGACCATTCCATGTCCACCTTGGCGAAGGCCTTCTGCATGTACTCCTCGCGCTTCTCACGGGGCAACTCGCGGGATGCGAAGTCGGCGTGGATGCGCTTGGATAGCTTGGAGTGCTCTTTGTCGAACTCGCGGAGCCGGAGTTCATCGTGAATGAGACCCGCGCCGTAGATGGCGAGAGCGGTGAACGTGGTCGAACTACCTTCCTGGTAGAGACCAACCTTGTTGAGGATCGCTTTGAGCATCAGGAAGGCGAGGAGCGCGGGGTCAACTTTCTCGACCAGAACCGACGCTCGACTACGCCTTCCTGCCTTACCTGAATTGGACGATGCCAGCCATTCGGTGATGGCGGCGGTATAGGGAACTAAGTAGTTTCCAAGGAGAGAAGAACCAATGAAGGTTTCACTAAAGGTGTCCTCTAAGGTACCCTTTAAGTGATCTTTATGGAACTTTTGGATCGTCAGCCCCCGAGCTTCCTCCTCAAGGGCGACCTGCGTGTTGTAGAGATTGTCTGTCAT